CGAAGGATGAAATGAGCCTACACAGTAAACACATTGGAAACAACCTTGTCTATTACGCCGGTCACCTCAAGCGGTGGGTCGATGCAATCGGCGCAGGCGTGATCAAAGTCGGCAACGACTCAATCCAGAAGTGGACCGCCGATCACTGGACCGAAACCGACATCGCCGGAACGAATACCGTAACCGTAGTCAACGGGCAGGGCGGGTCGATTCTTCTGACTTGTGGCGGCACTGAAAACAATGGTGTCTCTATTCAACTCAAGGGTGAGCCGTTCATGCTCACCGCGGACGATCCGGCCTATTTCGGCTGTAAGTTCCATGCGCTTGATGTGGACCAGTCTGACATTATGATCGGACTTTGCATCACTGACACAACCCCGTTCGCGGGCCTTAGTGATGGTGTCTACTTCCTCAGCGCCGACGCATCCGCTGCTATGACGTTCGTGACTGAGCTCAACAACTCGGCGACTTCGACAACCGGGGCAACCCTTTCTGATAACGACGAAACTTTCGTTGAGTTCTATTGGAATGGCACGAGCCTAGAGGGATTCATTGACGGCACGAGCCTCGGCATTGTGACAACCACCCTACCGACTGACGAAGCACTCACGCCAACAATCGCGATCCTGACCGGCGAAGGCACGGCCAACACCATGACGATTACGTATCTCAACGCCATCCAGGTTCAGTCTGACAAGTAAAGGGGGCGACCGATGAAAAAACAGCATTGGTTCCTTCTGGCGCTTCTGGTGTGTGTGTTGGTTGGTGGCATTCAGTCGATTGTGTTGGCCGCTGGTTCAGCGTCGATGACGGTTACCAATCAAACAACCGTCTATCCGAAACACATCACATTCGAATGGGTGTGTGAGGAAGATGGCGAAGTGAGCGGCGATGAGTCTGCGGTTATATCCGGCATTCCAATCGCCTTTGTCACTTACCCGTCAGCCACCGCCCCAACTGCAAACTACGATCTCACGCTAGTTGATGAAAACGGGAACGACATTCTCTGTGGAACTGGTGCAAACCGGGCTTCAGCCGCAGATGAACTTGTAGTGGGTGACTCCCTTGCGCCGTTCAGTAATACAACGCTGGAACTCAAAGCGTTAAATGCTGGCTCGTACAAGGGTGGCACTGCAATTCTGTACTACAGATAAGCGAGGCAAATATCTCATGGAGCGCCAAAAAGTGAAAGTGATCTGCGACCGTGTGCCGGGCACATGCCTCCGTGCCGGCGACATAACGACCGTTGATATAGTGACTGCTCAACTTTGGCGCTCTATGGGATACGTTTGGTTTCTCTCTAGCACTTATTACCAAACGGCAAACATGCCGACTTACTCAACCGCAGTCTGGAGGGGCTAGGTAATGAATCTCACGCTTGTTACTGCTCCGACGCTGCGCCCTGTGACCCTTGAGGAAGTCAAGGACCACTTACGCATTGACGACACTGACGGCGATTCGGCGCTGAGTTTCTTGCTGGACTCAGCGATTGCACAGGTTGAGCGGGACAAGGGCGTGAAGCTGATCACGCAAACTTGGGACTATAAAATCGACAGCTTCCCTTCGACTGAGATCCGCCTCCCGCTCATGCCTTTGCAGTCTGTTACTTCGGTAACTTACACAGACACAGATGGAGACTCCCAGACTTGGGACAGCGGTGAATACACCGTTCACACAGGTACGATGCCCGGCAAGATCACACTGGCCTACAACGAAAGTTGGCCGACGATTCGGGACATTGATTTCGCTGTGACGGTTCGATTCATCTGCGGTTATACATCCGTAGCAAATGTTCCCGATAATCTGAGGCATGCAATTCTGCTGGTAGTTGGTACGGGCGACAAGTTCAGAGAAAACATGGTGATGGCCTCAAGGGGCCAGGAGCCGATGTCACTGAAGGGTCAAGGCTCGTATGACGCCCTGATCGGTATGCAATGGAAGTGGTGGGCCTAATGGCAGCCGGCAACCGAAATCACCGTGTAACGATCACACAGAAAACTCGCACCGCCGACGATTACGGGCAGGGGATTGAGACTAGTTCAACCTACCGAACTGTTTGGGCTGGTATTCAGCCGATGGCCGGATACGAGAAAGAGCGTGCCGGTAAGCTCACGTCTGATCAGATGCACGTTGTGACTATCCGCCGCGATGACGATGTTACCGCTGACATGGAAATCACCTGGGGCACGCGGACATTAAAGATTGTGTCCGCCGAGCCAAATGACCGAACCCACGAAACTCGGATTATCTGCGAAGAGGAGAAGGCGGTATGAGCATAGCAAAACGAATGCTTGCTACCCGTGGAGGCCGCTCAGGAGCCTCTAAGCCTGTCTTCACAGGTGGGTCTGTTCAGGGCCAGTCGTTTCGCATTGAAGGTGCTGAAGAGCTTATGGCTACCCTGAAGTCAATGGGTGAGACACAGGCGCTGAAAAGTATGCGCGGGGCTGTGCGTTCAGGTGCGACAGTAATCAAAAACGCCGCGAATATGTATGCACCCGTTGGCGCAAGGCATGGCGAGCGGTGGCACCCCAATCGCCCAGCACTCAAAGGCTCAATCAAAACCGCCTCGGCTGTGTCATGGGAACAAGGCGTGATTGCTGTCTACGTCGGCCCCGATAAAAAAGTGTTTTATGCCGATTTTGTTGAACGTGGACACGCAATGGTTCCCCGTGGGCGCAGGCTGAAAGTCCGCAAGGGCGCAACCAGAACCGAACGGGCAGCGAAGTACCGCGAGAAATACGGCAGTGAACTTGGTTTCGTTCCTGCGCAGCCGTACATGCGCCCCGCATTCGATTCGCACAATTCAGCCGCGCAGCAGCGGGCGGGACAATTCCTCAAACGCTCAATTAGGCGCTGGCAACTGAAACAAGCCAGGGGCAAAAAGTAAATGGCCGATATCGCAACAGCAATTGTTACGCGGCTTGAAAGCCAAATCACAACACCTGTGTTTCCAATCGTAGCGGATGCGAATCAGGCGCTGCCATACATCGTTTACAGGATTGTGTCAGATATCCCCTATCACGCGATGGGCGAAGACACGGCAGATAAAACGGCACGCTTTCAGTTTGATATTTACGCGGCGACTTATGCAGCGATGCGAACAATTGCAGCGTCTGTGAAAACCGCAATCAGCAGATACAGCGGCACATCAGACACGATTGTTGTGACTGGCGTGTTTCTTGAGAATGAAATAGATAGAGAAGCAGAAGAAAACTACAACAGCATTTCACAGGACTACATGGTGCATTATGAATCGTGAAAGACTACTTGCACAACTTGACGCGGTATTAAACCTTGTTTCATCAATCTGTGAAGAATTGATTGAAGAGGACGATGCCCACAAATGCCCGCATGACACGCCTGTACAAGCTGCTGGCTCAAGACTTGGTAGGGTCACATGGGTTTGCCATGACTGCGGCGAAGAACTGCCTGATTACAACCCCGAAGACAATATCGGCCCGAGTATGGGCGGAGGGTATTTAAGTGATAACTAGAGCGAATATATACTTCGGCGGGTACAACATCAGCGCACATAAACGGGCGTTTGAAGTGTCGCCCAAAGTGGCATTACATGAAACGACTACAGTTGAAGATACGGCGGTGACTCGCGTGGGCGGCAACATCACATCAAGCATATCAGGTGAAGGCTATTGGAACTCAACGCCTGACACCGCTTTGCGCGGGAACCTCGGCACCTCACAACCGATGAGCTTTTGCATCACTGACAACACCGAAGGCAATGACGCCATTTTGGTGAACTGTTTGAATGCTTCATATAACTTCGGTGCCGCCGCTGGCGATGTGTTGCCGTTCACATTCTCTGGCGAAGGCTCAGGCCGTCCCGTTGGCGGCAAGGTGATGTGTGTGAACACGATTGAATCAGCAACCACCGAAGCAAGCACAGCGCGGCAAATTGGCGCTGTGGCTGCCGGTTATGTTGCTTATGCAAACCTGCACATCATTTCATTTACTGGTGACAGTCTGGACGTTGCATTGCAGTCGTGCGCTACAGAGGGCGGTTCATACGATGACCGCATAACCTTCACAACTGCCGGCGCCATAGGTGGTGAATATGCAACCGACACATCAGCAGACACAGATACATGGTGGAAAGTGTCAGCTACCGCTGTAGGCGGTTCTGTTTCAATTTCATATATTGTAACGCTTGGGATTGCCCTGGCTTAAATGACTGTTAAACGTTAGCGCGAACGTGAATGTGAGGATAATGACATGGTACTGAATGATGGAAAGATTACCGTTAACACTGTGGATTTGAGTGCCTATATCAAATCCTTCGAATGGTCGCCTATCGCGGCCTTGCACGAAAACACCCCGATCAGTGTGACGGCTGTTACCCGTGAAGGCGGGAACACTGACAACACTTTGACAATCGAGTTCTATCAGAACATGGAAGCTGCGAAAGTCTACGCGACTCTCTGGCCGCTGATTGGCGTTTCGACTGCAATCAAGATTGAGCTTGATGAGTCTGAGGCGTTGTCTGCCACAAACCCCGAGTTCCAGTTTAACGCCATCTTGGAAGGTTTCCCCATTGGCGGCGCTGCCGGTGATGTGATGATGACCAGCGTGACCTTCCAGGGCAACGGCGCGATCACTTTAGACACTACTCCCTAATCTTACTTTGGAGGCAAAGACTGTGAGTTTACGCGACAAGACTATGGCAATGGCGAAGCGCCCCGAAAAGATCGTTGAGCTAAAAGAGTTCGGCGGTGAAAAGGTGCTGATCAAAGGTGCAATGGGAAATCTGCGGTGGCGGATTCTCGAAGAGGCGTTAGCCGGTGATGACGGGGCGAAGATGACAATTGTCATCGCCAAGTTATTCCCGGCTATTGCTATCGAGTGCATGTTTGATCCCGAATCCGGTGAGCCTGCCTACAAGCCTGAAGACGAAAAGATGCTAGATGGCGTCGGCCTGAAACCTCGCATTGAAGTGCTTGACCATATCGTTGACTTATCCGGCCTCAAAGAAGAGGCAATCGAAACGGGAAAAGCCGACTGATCCAATGCCCCGAGAGGCAGCTACACTTCATACTTGCTGAACAAATGGGCTGCACTGTTGAAGAGCTGCTGCAACGGATCTCAAGCAGCGAAATGACCGAATGGATGGCCTTCTACAGTTGGCGTAATGACGAACGTGAACGTGACCGTGAAGTAGCGAAGCAGAAAGCGAAACGGGATAATGACAGTCGGAAAGCTCAAAGTTCTATTGCTCGGGGACATCAAAGACTTCGAAGCAAAAATGAGCAGGGCGCAGCGAAAGACTAAAAAACTCGCCAGATCTCTTAACAGATATGGCGACAGCTTGACGCATGGCTTGACTTTCCCGCTTATCGCTGCCGCTGGTGCTTCTATCAAGATGGCTTCAGATTTTGAGTCTGCATTTGCTGGCGTTCG